CCCAGTAGTATCAAACGGTATTGTTCCGGCGCTATCCTGGTAGAAATACGCGATATACGTTGCATAACTTATAAACCCGCCCTTGGTTGCATTCGGACAGTATATAATGTTTTGCGTTGTCCGCTGGTTAGTGGTAACGAACCTTACATATACAGGCGGCAGCACTTTAACCGCAATTGTGGCGGTAGCTGTCCCCCCGGCTCCATTAGTTGCCGTATACGTTATAGTCTCATTGCCAGTAAATCCGGATGCAGGGACGTAGGTAAACGCGCCATTTGCTGAAATCGTGTATGTCCCTCCGCTGGCAGTGCTACCACTTGCCGGTACCGCTTGTTTTACTCCATTTGAACCGGCGGTATCATTTGCCAGGATGCCTGGCGCTGCAATGTTTATCGTCTGATTCCTGGTTGTGGTATAACTATCGTTTTGCGGTTTTGGCAATGACAGGTTTTGCACGGTTATGGTCACGGTTGCCGGTGCAGATACCACGTTTAACCCGTCCTTGATGGTATATGTAAAAGTATCTACACCGTAATAACTGGTAGATGGTGGCGTGTAGGTAAACGACCCGTTTGCATTTACTACGACAGTACCACCTGCAGCGCTCGTGGGGCTATACCCGTTTAAGGTATATGAAACGTCGTCCGTATCATTTGCGAATACACCAGGTGCGGCAACATTCAGCACATTGCCCATGATCATGGTATAAGCGTCATTATTTGCAACCGGTGGCTGATTTGGTGGATAAATGATAATACTTACAAGCGCATTATTGCTATACTCTGTCCAGTTGTCAAAGCACTTGTAGACCAGGTAATCATCCCCATTATACCCAGGCGTAGGGGTATATTTTATCTTATTACTCACTATCTCCGCCGTCCCGTGGGATGGCGGTGTAACTATAACTATGCCTTGTATAGTACCGCCTCCGTCCGGGTCTGTATCGTTAGCCAAAACATCAATGGTTACCGGTACATTCTGGTAGGTGGTAGCCATATCAGGCGAAGCAATTGGGGCCTTATTCAATACCAGGCCGTCATCAGATGGACGCAATAACGATAGTGTCAGCATTTCGCTGTCAAAATTATACGTTGCCTTGCCTACTATGGCCGGGCCTTCCCAGGTATTTACCGTGTCGTCCGGGTTGAATTCATCCCCGCAACACAATGGAATGGTGATATCTTCCAGCTCTTTGGCAGGTTGTACGCTGAAAAAGTCGGTTAATACGCCATTCATGGTACCACTCCGTAACGGCCGGTAATATTTATGGTAATCCCGGTGCAGCTGTGCCCATGCGAGGGAGTTGTTGAGCGTGGACCCTCCCAGTATAGTGGCTTCCGAAATGATCCAATAGTTAATACCATCCGTCTGCGTAGCAACAAAAACGAATCCATCATCAGAAACCCGGTCGCTGTCACTGGACGGGTTATCAAAGCATAGTTGTACATCCGTTGTAACGTCTTCTACATCGTGTTTGACAATATTATCCTTTGGACCAGCGGCAGCACATCCACCGGAATAAATAATAGGCAGTCCGGTAAAGTCACCTGTACCCGCCTCCTGAAATGTATATTCTTCCCGCTGTGGTATCTTGGAATTATTGTAGCTGTACGCACGCAGTCCGGTAGTATACTTATCATATCGCGAATCAGTGAGATCTATACCTGGGTTTTTCCTGTACCAGGTAATATGCTCGATACGGAATTGTCCATTTTCAAACCTCCAACGCAACCAAAACATTTCTGTTAATGCCGTCATCAGCTTTTCAAAATTCCATTTTGCTTTTGATGCGTTGTTTGTGGCTGTTGGTCGTTTAACGTCTGATTTCTGGAATATGATAATATTCCCGGTTTTAGTGGGCGCGCCTGTCACATAGTTAACCCCACTGGTTCCGTTATATATTGCCCAGGGAGAACTCGGATTATCACCGGACGGCGGCAAAGGATCAACAGTGAATAAATAATACCCAGGCGCGGGTACGTACGTGGATGTGATAACAGTATAATTACCGCCCAGTATCGCCAATATCATACCCTTTTTGATAATCAAATTGCCCAGCCCATACAGCCGGACAGTGAACCCGCTGGCTACGATACGAGTAACGGCGCTATATACCGGTGCGCCTATGGGTATGTTATCGGCATTTATCCCGAAGAAATCCGACTTTACCACGATCCCACCGCAAAACATGTTCGTGAAAACATTCAGTACGTCACGCAAATGGATTCCGTTATCTATTTGGGTAATCGTGCCGGTATCTCCTAATATTTTACAGCTTCTAGTAAACCCATATAGACCGGTTTCTGATCCTGGATAATCGGTAATACAGTCATAGACGCTAACTGGTTTGGCGTATTCCCTGGCGCTGGTTGGGCAGTTATCGGAAAGTAGTATCCATTCAGAACCGGGGGCAGGATCGCCGCAAGGAACGGTTAATTTATATCGTGCCCATTTTGTAATCCGTCGGCATCCATGCAGGTCATCCGGCCGGTCTTCTTCCTGATAGTACACCGTAAATCCCTGGGCTACCGGATCACCCGCACCACCCCACAACGGCTCGCCTGTGCAATCGTCGCCGGTAAAAGGCTCCGAATAGGTCACCTTCTCTATGGTGATATTGGGGTTAATGGTCTTTACTGTGTACCTGGTACTAATATTCTGAAATAGATCAACCTCAACCCCCTTGTTATCAGTAAAGCATTGGTCTAACTTCCATTCAAGTAGCTTAATAGTCACCTCACAGCGATATGGGTTCCACTGCCCGTCATTCAATGACATTTTACCAGTCAACCAGGTAACCCACAAATCACCGCAACGCCTGTCTATGGTTATATCAATGATATCACAACGGTATATTGATTGTTCGAGCTTGAAAAGTGTTTGATAGGGAGCGCCCCGGAATAATATTTTCCCTGGCATATTCTTTTCATAATCGAGCTTTTCCTCGTCGTTTAGTTGCCATTCGATAGTAAAGTCGCCTTCACCTAACGGGTCCGCGTTGATAACCCCTAACCGGCTGGAAATCGTGTATCTGTAGTAATTTACTGGTTGCTTCATTTAGTGGTTTTTATCCTGGTGACTTTATTCCCCTTTTTCGCATATTGGTATTTGCCATCTGTCCAGCGTTCAACCTCCTTAGATTTGCGGTCCGCCATGTAATCAACGCGCCTACGCATGGCCTTAACGTCTCCGCTGATATCTGGACCTGGCGTAATCGCAAATACTTTAAGTGCGTCCCGCTCCCTGGAAACATTCAACGCCTGTTTTACCTCCTTTTCTGGTAGGTGGATGCCGGTACCCTCAAACAGTTTAGCCAGTTCGTGATCACTCATACCGCCAATACTGTCGTCATTCATGGCCCGTAACAGGTTCCCGTATTTCCCGGTTTGCTTTTTATTAACGACATATTCGCCGCCTTCAAGTTCTACCACGTCGCCGCTATCATCCACCGCGCGGTATTTCTTACCTCCTGCCGCGTGGCTCTTACCATCTACCAAACCACCACCACCGAACTGCGTTGTAGTGCCTTGCTGTATTGCTTGGTACATTTTAATCCTACCGGCAACAAATGCCCCGATCATGAGGGCGACGGTAGCAATAGCCAGCGGGATACCCAGACCGAAAGGGATGGCCGCAAAGCTGCTAAATATCTGCGTTGATGCGGTGATCAGGTTACTTGCCTGGATCGCTGTATCTACTGCGAATTTTGCTTTAGCTGCTGCCTGTTGTTTCTTTAATATTTCCTGCTGCTGGCGTAGTTCTTCATCCCTGGCGGCCTTCTTTGCTGCCAGTTCAGCCTCCAACGCCTGTACATTATTTGCATATCCCTGGTCCTGTAGTTCCTTTTCACGCTCGATATGATCCTCCAAAGTGTCTATATCCTCATCATATTTATCAATTAATTCCTGCTTTTTATCAATCTGCCGTTGATACTGGTCTACTATGAAATCGGTTATTTCTCCTATCGAATCAGCAGACCGCTTTAGTGCATCCGCAATAGCGGCATTACCTTTGGTGCCCTGATCCCCAAATATGAGTTTTTGGAAGTCTATACCCTCTCCCTTAATCTCTGCTGTTTGGTCGTTTATAGCCTTTTCCAGGTCCTGTATTTGCTTCTTTGCCTGCAATACTACCAGGCTATTCTCCGCCTCTCCGCTGCTTAAAAGGACCTCTAACCGCTTTTTGGCCCCCTCTAACTGAACTTTAGATATAGCCAGTTGCTTATCCCTTTCTACTTTTTCAGATGGCCCTATAAACTTAGCCGCTGTTTCTACCAGCAACTGCTGCCGTTCCGTTTCCTTATCGATGGCGTCCAGGGTGGCCTCTCTTCTTAACCTGGTCGTCTGTTCTACCTCTGCTTTGTTGATCGCCTCCAATATCTTCGCCTGAAGCTCTGGGAAGTTCTTGTACTTGTCTACTATCTCCGCGCGCTGCCCTTCAAAGCTCAGTTTAAGCTCATTAAGCTGCCTTTCATAGCTTTCTTTCTGCATGCCTTCCAGCGTAATGTTGGATTCCAACAGAATGGCCGCACGGTCTGCCGCTTCTTTCTTATCTATTTCTGCCAGCTGTTTTGCCAGGGTTGCCCGTAACTGAATGATCAGTTTATTTCGCTCTTCGGTAGCACCAGCTGAAAGGCTTTTTTCTGCGTTCAGCGCCTCTTCCTGGTCCTTCACCGCATTGCGGGCCTGCTGTCTCTGCTTCTCATAATCGTTTGTGATTGCAGCTGCTTCCGCATCCCTCAGCGCTTTAGCATACTTATTTTGCTGCTCCAATATGGCTTTTTGCTTTTCGGCGTTCTCCTTTTGCTTCTGTAAAGCCTGTTTTGCCAATTCTTCCCGCTTCTTTTTCAGTGCAACTTCGTCCGTGAAGGCTTTCTGATCGTTATTATATCGAGCCACCAGCAGATCCGCCTCGGTATCTTTTATGGCGTTTTCCTGCTTTATAAGCTCTTCGCCCAGTTTCTTGCGGTCCGCATTCTCCTGGTCATACAATCGTTGTGTTTCAGCCAGGTTTGTGCGCTGAAGTTTCAGCCGGTCTTCCAATGACTGTATTTGAGCGTTCCGGACTGCTTTATCCGTTTCCTGCTGTACTTTTAGGGCGGCCCCTTCATCCTTTGCGGCTTCCAATCGTTTAGCACCTAATAGCTGCAATGCCGCTATCTGTACATTTGTACGTCTGCTTATGCTCTGTTCATCCAGCTGCAACAGTTCGTTTTGCCGCTCTAATTCGTCGTTAAGTTCTTCAGTAGACTTTTGGGCTACGTCTTCCTGTGTGGCAAAGTATATAAGCGCTGCCGCTGTTGCTGCTATTACGGCCAATATAGCCACCAGGGGATTGGCAAGCAGGGAGGCAGTAAATGCGTTCGTTGCTGCCGTGGCGGCAGTAGTTGCAGCCGCTTCTGCTCCAGTTGCTGTGGTTAATGCCGCCGTTGTCGCCGTCGCTGTAGCCTGGCTACGTGACAGGAAGAGCACCGAAAAAGCACTGTCTTTATTCAATACGTTAGCCACTGCCTGAATACCTTGTAGTACTGACATGGCCGCCGTGATCTGCTGGATACTCTTTTGTAGGTCCTCATTTTCTTCACCAAACAGCGCCGCCGCTCCCTGGGCAGCTGCAAAACCACCCACAAGGCCCTCGACGGCCTGAACTCCCGCGTCAAGATATTTAGTATCAGATGCCAGTACCTTAACGCGTGCGCTAACGTCTCCGATCTGGTCCTCTAACTCTCCGGCGCGTTCGCTCAACGCCTTAAATTCTTCACTGTTACCCTCCCCTGCTAATTCCATTTGGGAAAGCTGCTCCTTTATTTGGCGTAGTTCAGATTTAAGCGTTTTTGACTTCCCAGAAAGATCGTTTGAGGCGTCGCCCAGGTCTTTTAAAAATCCCTCTGCTGTCTCTATCTGTGCCGCATAGTCCTTAAATTCCTGACTGTCCGGGGCCATGCCTTCCAATTGTCCTTTGGCAAATGCTACTACAGCGGACAGGCGTTCTATGTCAGTTTTTGCTGACTCTATGGTCTGTTCGAAAACCTTCAGCTTATCGGCATTTACATTGAATGAAACCGGGTCCTTTGCCCGGTTTGTTATATCAGTTAATAAGGACTGATACCGCTTAAACTTCTCTTCCATGCCAGCTCCGACCGCCTTGCCGTCTAAGGCCTTTTTAATTCCTTCTGCCGTAATCCCAGCAGTAGATGTAAGGACCTTTAGCGCCTTGCTGTTTTCGTTAACCTTGTTTTCCAGTTGGTCCGCTGCCTCGCCTGCACCCTGGAATGCTTTTGTCATCTGCACCCCCGCTTTTTGGGCCTCCTGGGCAGTCTCATTAATACCCTGCTGCATGCCTGATAGGTCTTTAAAGAACTGCGCCGGGTTGGCGTCAAAGGGTATACTGAACCCTTCATTACCTAAATCTGCCATGTCTTGCGTTTTTTTGTTGTTCAAGTGCATCCCGCTCCGATTCGTTACGGGCTTTCCATAGATCAAATAGTTTCCAGAATTCCAGCACGTTTGTGGCTTTTAAGCGATCGTATTCTGCCTTTTCTCCGTTCGCCATAGACCACCATATTTCAATCCACATTTCACGCAACTCCTTCACCTGGTTAAATACTGTTTGTGGTGCCGGGTCTTCCTTTTTACGTTTTTTTATCGGTTTGCTGGCGTCCCTGGTTCTTCCAGGCCCGAAACGATCCGGGTAATAGTCTCCGAGAGTTCGCGAAAGCCATTTATTGAACTGGACGCCAGCACGAAAAAATCTTGCGCCGCGATCCCTTCCTCCTTCCAGTCGTTAATTTTTGCGGTCATGATTGCAGTGTCTATTTTGGTCCTGTCTTCGTCGTCCCGGTTGATAAATAGCGTGCACATTTTGATCGCTGTGGATTCCCTGGTTTGTACCAGCTGTACAGCTTTCATCATGTCGTATACTTTGACGCATGAGGCAGCAAACTGCTGTTTATCAAGATTGTTCCATAAAGTGCGCAATTCTGTAAAAAGGGCTTTACTATCCATGCCGTAAATCAGTTCCTTTTCTAATGCCTGGTATTCTGCGTATCGCTCCATACTCAGTACCGGGTCAATTCTATAAATATGCCCGTTTGCTTTAAATACACCGGTTTCCATGTCTATACGTTTTACCTGTTTGCCGGTAATTGTTGATTCGGGGATGTTGTTTTGCTCGTTCATAGTCTTTAATAATCGGTTGATTCAATAATTCTTTTAAGTCTGATGGCTACATATATAGCGATACATATAGCAGAAATAGTCCCTAAAATCATAATGGGCAGCCATTGCAACGGCCACCCCGATATAATGCAAATGATCACGCAGGACCATAATGTTAGCTGTCCGGAAATGCACTTATGGCACCCCCATATAGGAGGATAAAACCACCGGCCGTTATATTTATCTCCAAAACGAAACCACCAGTTAAGTACCGGTTCCTGGTTGAGTACAAACCGGTAAACTGCTGCGCTGATCCCTGAAGCGGCCCCGATAAGTAATAGAAAGGCAAATGCTACTATCATGTTTATCATTTTTAGCTAAAATTATTCTTCCAAAATCGTTAAAAATATTCCTCCTTAAAAGCAGCTGGACCCGGACCAGTCTATTTGTTCCAGGCACTTATCAGAAACGCGGAATTTACATGTCAGGTCCAGGCCGAAGAATTCGAACGGCGGCCGTAAGTACTGCCGGGTATTCTCATCATATGAATACCGGCCGAATAACGCCGGATCTTGTGCTGGAATGTTGGTCACCTGGGTTATTAATGCGGTGATCATACCTGAAGATATCCCGCCGGTACCCTGAACTGCATTTATACAGGCATTCATTGCCGGTCCTGACACCTCCGTATATATGCCCCCACTTACCAGGTTTGCCCGGTTCATCCAGCATATTAACCGTAACCTGCTGGTGTAATGGTTCATGTTGTTGTGGCGTTCGTTTAATGTTACCCCGAAATCTTCAAAGTATATTATTGATTTTCGGTTGCTATCCGGGATCAATGCGCACTCCTGCCCCATGCACTCCTGACCGGCTAGTACTACATCATAGGAAACAGGGAATTTCTGCGTTATACTGGTCTTATTCTCTTCGTCTCCCAATGCCTTTACAGATGTTACTGTTTGGGCCAAACCGGCTACAATGTCCGCAAACGGGAGCGACGCCAGCCGGGTGCGTAATACGTGTGCTACTTCTTTATTCATGATCTGAATGGTTCTAATATTATCAATACTTCGTCTCTTAATACCTGCTTTAACAGGGCCTTGCTTTCATCTGTCAGGGCTTTCATGATAAAATTTCCGTACCGCTCATAGTTCCAATTCATTTTATCCTGTGCCTCCTTATTGGTCGCGCCCAGGCGCACGCGCGTGACTTCCCCGTCTTGCTCTGGTGCCTGTGGCCCCATGTTGGCATACATTTTATTTGAATAGTGTAAATCCACATGATTACCCTGCAGCCCTTGTGCCTCTCTGAATTCTTCCCAGTTGACCAGGGTATCCGCATATTCTAACGTCCGTTTGGTAGACTTTTTCCCCTTCTGTACGTTCCGTGTCTGCTTACCGGTGGTATCTACTCCATGGGCTGCCAGGAAAGTAGTTCCTTTCTGGTTCAGTTCTTTACCCGCCAGGAAGAACGCCGGGTATTTCTCTTTGCTATACTTAGCACCAATCCCATTTTGCACTATTTCCCTTTCTGCCAGTGCTTTAGCAGTTACAACCATTGTTGTTAATGCGTCGGGCAGGCGCTGGCGTATTGCCTCTTTCATCTGCTCCAGTATGTTGTCCAGGTCCTTTATAGTTGCCATAGCGGTGATTATTTACGACAATATGCCCCCTGTTACCGGCTGATTTACCACCGCCTTGCATATGTAACAGTTGGACGACTTTACATCTACGCCGTCTACCAGGTATTTAATTCGGTTTGCGTACTCTCTTTGGAACGTGGCCGCACGGTTCCGGAGTTGTTCGTCGCTCATTTGGGTATACCTGTTAACGTCTGGTGACTTCCTTACGTCCTGGATCAGCAATTCCCCCGTTTTGTACCATACGGCCCATGCCATTGCCACGGAAATAGCGTTTCGGTTATCGTATTCGCGGCAAACCAGCTGCCCGGTGGTGCATCTGATATCTACATACAGGATCAGGCCCTGGCTATATATGTCTACTGTCTTACTCAGTAGGTTATCCGGTGTATCGAGTGTTACGCCGTATATGTTTGCATAGTCTGCCAGGATGTTGGCGGCCCTGCTGTCGCATGAGGAACATGATATTTTTGTATCCTTTGGCACGAATGGGACGCCTGTTACCTGTGTATCATATAAAACCCAGTATTCTACCTCATCCATGTAGTTATTAATCATGAATGGTAAGTAAAGCGGCGTAGGTAGGTAATAATCTGCGAAGGCGTTGGGGGTCGCCTGGATATCTGCCGTATAGATTAATTCACCCTGAACGCTACCCTTTGGGACACGATAAATATGTACTGGCACGGTTCCCCCTTGTGTAAATATGGCCTGTATCCTGGTTAGTGTAATACCGGCGTCGCTTTCTTCAATAGGGACTATCTGCATACCGCGCCATCTTTTCCCAGCTGGGAGTGATCCGGAATAAGATGCACGCCCCAATGTCCCAATAAATGAGCTTTTACCGGATTGGTATTTCTCGGCTATACCCAGTGTCAGATCCGCTTCTAGGTTAAGGATAGCATTATCACGCGCTTTTAATGCAATGTCTGCCATAGTTCGCGCGCCGTCTATCCATCTTAATGCCTTCAGGTGAACCCCTCCCGGTAGATCATCCACAAAACGATCGCTTTTAGATAGTTTAAGCTGTGCCAACACTTCAGCCGGTAGCCCACCGGTTAAACATTGGGTATCCTCCTTTGTGATCCCGACTATGTTCTTTAAGCATTCTAACATGTTAAGTAAGTTTTCATAAAAGTAAATAAAAAAAGCGGGTGGCTGTAGACCACCCGCGTAGAACGCTTGCTATAATATTCGCAAAAACTAAAAGCCTGAATTAAGCCGCTGCCAGCTTGTTGTAGCTGATTACACCGGTAGGGCTGTACGTAGTGCCGCCGATAGTAACCGGACAGCCTTCAGGGTTCAGGAATATACCCATTAGAACCTGAACTTTAAACGTATGTACCAGGTGTTCCTTGCCGCTAACCGTTTTACATGACAGCTGATAGAAAATATCATAGCTGATACCAGGTAATGAACGGCTTGCAATGGTCCAGCGTGTTTGTGCAACCTTACCCCCGAACTCTGTAGGGTTTTCGGGGTTGCGGGTTTTACTTGCCAGCGCAACCGCACCAGGATTGACCATAAACATGTCCTCAGTTACTCCCGCTTTCGCGAAGTTGCGGCGGTCAAAGTAAAAGCGACCATTTAGGGCCTGCATTCTAGCCAGGTCGCCCTTGCCGTCCAGGTTACCAGCGTTAAACATGGCGTTGGTCCATGGTATCCACAGGCTGCCCGCTTCGATGAAGTACGGGTTATCCATGTTGTTCAGGTCTGCCTGGTTTAACAGGTGAGCCACCATAGATAAATTCCAATCCGCATTTGGCACGTCTGTAGTGCCGGTAACGTCGTTCCAGGTCCATGGTTCTGGTGCTACGTTAACGCCTGCATAGGCTTTCAGCTTTACCAGTACTTGCTGTGCCACGTACTCATCCATCTTGTTCAACGCGGTATTCAGCATTGGGGCGAGAACCTCGTCGTAACTGTATGTATTAGTACGCAGCTTTTCCGCATCGATGGAAAAAGGGATTTCCTTACACAGGTCCAGCGTGTACTCCTTACCGCCGGTTTCCACTTCCGGCCCTGTAAGGTCGCAGTTTGTGGTACAGTCCTGTACGGCCATAGCACACGTATTAACCCAGTTAATTTTTACCACGTTGTCCTTTTCCTTGTCCTCTAACTGGGTGATCCGTGCGGTTTGGTTAGCCAAAAGGGCCTGTGCCGCTTCTGCATGTGGTACCTGTGAGTTAGCAAGCTGTGAGTTAGCCCAGGCCTGTTCGGCTTTGAGCAAAATTTTATTAATCTGACTGGGTGAGAAATCCCCGGCGGCCATAGTGATATGATTTAAAGGTTAGGTAATAACTGTGTTTATGCTTCCGGGTGTTCGGCTTCCCATTCAGCCTGGATTTTTAGGCGCTCTTCAAGTGGTCGGGCTGTATCCCGTGTAAGTTTGAATAGTTCCGCTTCCGTGGCCGGCTTGGTATAACCTCCGCCCCCTTGTCCTCCAGCTCCTGCTGATCCACCTGTCCCGCTGTTACCGGTGCCCCCATTACCTCCGTTACTGCCTCCGTTGTTCTGTTTGAATTCGTAATGTTCTCCGGCGCGCTCCTTTACATATTCATCGAACTGTAAAGTATGTCCCATTTTATCAGTCAGGACCTTTCCGTCCTTTGATAAGATAATAGCGCCGTCGTCATTAAACGTAAATTCCAGACTGGCGAATTCGCCCAAAAACCCTTTTTCCATATTGGCCGCAATCTTTGCGTTACCAGGAATAGACGGGTTTAACGAATTCCGGATTTCGAGGGCTTTCTGTTGCACTTTAGAAAGGGCTTCACCTCTTTTTATTTCGGCTTCCCTGTCGTTGTACTTCTTTTCCCATTCGGCGGTGGTGTCTTGCAATTGCTTTTTGACTGTTTTTTCTAACTGCTGGTATACCGGGTGTTTCTTAACGGCTTCGTCGTCAAGTGTTGCGGTTTTTCCGGACGCTGCTGCCTGCGCGGTTATTATCTCTTTCACAAGGTCCATACCGGTAGCGGTACTTTCGATGTCGAATTCTTCGCGGATAGACTTTTCCAGGTTAGACATTGCATCTTTGAACCCTTTCTTAACTCCATCTTTGAAGGTTTGCCCTTCCGGCGGTCTTGCTTCTGCGGTAATTTCGGCGACGCGGGTAGCGTGTCTTTCAGTTAGTGCTTTAACCAGTTTGGCCTGGTCTTCCCCTGATTCATTTAGGATAGAATCAATATCCCCGGCTGTCATTTTGTAGGCTGTTGACAGAAACGCCCTAATTGGTTCTTTGTGATCCATGACAAAAATAATTATTGCTTTTAGTTTATGAAAATTTTTTTAATCGTTTAGCTTTCTGCGTTCTCTTCGTCTGCCGGTGTTTCCTCTGGCGGACTTTCTGGTTCTTCTGGCTGTGCTACCTTTTTACGGGTCCGGCGTTGTACTTGCTCGGCTTTTGCTTCCTGGCGTTGCTGCTGCTGTAAGGCCTGGACTTCTGGTAAGTCGTCCAGGCCTGGCTGCGCTTGAAATACTTTATAACGCCGGTCGCCTTTCATGGCGTCCCATTGTTCATTTGTGACATAACCGGCATCTTTACCGGTTAATGTATTAAGCAGTCTGGGCATTGCGCTGTTTTTGAAGGGCCAATACTTCCGGCGGCGTGTTAGCTTCCGGTTTCCATCCGTCGCGGGTACCTGTCGGGTGACCCTCTTTATTCCTGTCTACGGAAAGCAGGTTCCAGGCTTTCTCGGTAAACACGGTTTTTTGTGCGCCATTGGTAGCTGCAACATAGTTTTGCCCGTATGCCTTCACGCGCTGATCGTGCAGGGTCTTACTGTCTTCAGCTGACTTCAGTAAATCTTCCTGCATTTTCTTACTCTCTTCCTCCTGTTGGCGGGCTTTCTCTGCTTCTTCAGCCTGTAGCTGATCGTTATACTTATTGATTTCGTCGGTCACCCATTCCGGTAACTGGCTGATCTCTTCGGGGGTAAGCTCCCCACGCTTATAAGCACCTAACGCAAGTTTCAGTACGAAATCTTTACCGGTTAACGCGTTGGCGCTTTCTTCCTCGTCTTCGTCTTCATCTACAGACGGCGGAGGGGGTGGCGGTGCTGGTGTTGCCGGTGCAGTCGTTGGCGTGGTAACTGGTGCAGGCGTTTCGGTAGCGGTCTTACCTTCTGGTGCTGGATCGGTTGCCGGTGTTTTAGTAGTCGTCGCCGCTTTAGCCGGTTTGGCTGCTGCCGTGTTATTACTTGCCGCCTGTTTTGCTGCTGATGTTGCGCCGGTCTGTGGCGCGTTTTGCTGTTCTGCCATGATTTAAAGTATTAATTGTTAACAAATATAGAAAAGATAAATTAAGCCGCCATTCTTCGCAGTTCTGGACGAAGTGCAAACGCCACGCTTTCCGGTATCCAGTTAAGGTGGTGTCTACACCCGTACCCGCCTAAATCAATGAATGGGTTGTAGTCCGGTTGCTTTGCCTCTGGCGGGTCGAAAGCCTCTATTTCCTCCCTGGTATAAACTTTCCCGTTGTGATCTATGCAGAATTGGCGGGACGTTTCTATCAGGCCCCCTTCATATATCGCATATTTCAGGCCCAGTTTATCCGCTGTAATCTTCCCTGCAGTTCTATCTGCCTGACTATACAGATCATAGGTAAAATTCCGGTAGTACTGTTTCATTTTGCCGGTACGCTCCGGGGTATCGGTTAAGAAGTCTTTCAGGTTCTTCTTTGTTTCAAACCACCCGTTTTGTGATACAACGGACTTCATAACGCTATCCTTTATGAGGTTCTTTACTTGCGGGTCGCGGATCAGCGTATCAAGATATCCGTTACGGGCTATCTTATTTCCGTCAATACCCAGCCACCCGTGTAGGCTTTCTATAACCTGTTTATTGATTGGTGATAATTTGGCCTGGGTGGTGATCTCGGAAAAGTACTTCTTATTAAAAACGATCAGGTCTGTTACCCCATCAACCAGGGTACCTGCCAGGCCTACCCCAAATTTGCGGGTCCAGCCATCGAATACCGCATCTATCTTATCAATGATGTACCGATTGTTAACGGTATTCTTGATCCGGTCGTTTTCGTCCACGTCCAGGCGATCCACAACACCCTCCAACAGGTCAGACAATAAACTACTTTGGACCTCCCCGACCTTTCGGTCCAGGCGGTCCAGTAAGCGGCGGATAAGTGCGTCTCTATCCTTTGACAGCTTTTTAAATGGGTTATTCGTTGGCATTCTGGTTGTCATTTGCGTTATCACCTGGGTTACTTCCATCATTACCCGTGCCCTCTTCTACCTGGTCCGTTGTTGATCCGGTAGCTGGATTACTACCACGAAATTGGGTGAGGTCCATAGTAGGCGTTTGAGCGTCGAGCCTTGCGATATATTCCGTTACCTTCTTTTTAACTGCCTCATTTTGCGCCCGGGTGTCTTTATCGTAAAAACTGGGGTCCTCTTCCAGTATCTCAGTAAATATTTGGTCAAAGTTCATGTATAGCACCTTCGCCTCCTTTGGTACATACTGGCTACCTATTGCCAGGGCTATCTCTTCCCGCCCCTTTCCTATAAACGGCATGAATGCAGTCTTTACCCGGTACATCAGTAGCCCTTTTGGATCACCTGCATAGGTAAGGTTAGCCAAATCGTCATTTATTGACTGTACCAGGAATTGAGGCGCGCCCGCGTCTGTGGATGCCTTCAGATCAGCAAGCAACATTAAGACGGTTTTCATTTTCAGGTCTGCCGGGAATTCATGGGTAACGCTGATATCTTCCAGCGGCTCACCTGCCAGCACTCCGAATAGGGTAATAAACTCCCTGGTTACTTCGCTGTACTTTTCCGTAAACCCTTCAATTGCGTTATACACACCCTGAATGTCTATATCTGCCTGGGTGGCGGTGACAGGACTAGCGGCTGGTCCTGTAGCCTTTATTATAATTGAACTGCTAAAAACTGCCCTCAATGCCTGCTGTTCCAGCTGCAAAACATATTCATTTTGAAACTTTACTGTTTCGATAGGCGGCGCTTTATATGCGCTCAGTTTTTCCAGGTCAATCATGTCGTCCGGACCGTCAGGCATGGGCAGGTATACCACATCCTGACCGGTGGTGTGTATCTTATACCCGGTACCCTTACACACGGTACATGTATCGTTCGTATTCGGGATACGGCCATCCCTACATTTAACCTCCCGGCTCAATCCCATACATTTACTAACGTACTGGTACTTCTGTGGGAAGGTGTGCAGTGTCATGGTAATATCTTGTTCAGATACCGTTTTTAACGACTTCTGGAAGAATGGGAGCGCCTGGTGCCATGGGTTCACACATGTACGGTCCTGGGTAAACGGATCGGTTACATACCCAATACGGAAGGCCGGTACATATCCCACTTTCGGCTCTGCACTCCGTTGGATATAGAAAACCTTATTAATGTTTACTAACGCTTCATTTGCCGCCATCTTGTACCCGATCTTCTCTAAATACACGGGGTCTACCTGCTCATATACCAGGGTCAGATCCTCGTCATATAGTGTCCATCTTTCACCAGGAGCCTTTATAGCTCCGTCTTTATCTGGTACAGTTGGACCACTGGGAGGGACTACGCGGGCAGTACTGGCAATTAACGCCCCGGGTCCCACTATTGGGGTTATTTGCGGTGCCAATTTACTGCCTACCTGTGCAACTGGTACGCCTGCCGGTTTGATAGTCTTATAGGTTATTGGCTGGTTAACCCAAAGCCATTTAAGCTCCCCATTTACGTTACTGAAGTTATACGCCCAGGATGCGGGCACCTCGAAAGGCCGGGGCTTTATCGGCGTGCGGTCGTTTGGCGGCGCGTCCCACTCGGCCACTACCCAGGAATTAGGGTCTGTAAAGGTGAGGGAACGAAAACGGGTATCCATCCATGTTTTAAGTCCGGTTACTTTCTTACGCTTTGCCCCGTAGAATTCCTTCATCATTTGCTGAATGGTGACCAGGCGCTGCTCATTCTTAACCTTAATATCCTCCCTGACATTCTTTATTCTTAATGCCTGGTTGTATGGGTTCTGAATGGCGGATGCTATGCTGGGCGTGATCGACTTCGTTAGCGCCATACGCTGAGTAAATAACGCCGGATCTTCCCGTGGTACAAAGTGGATCAACAGCGACCCGATTTTTTCGCCGGTGCTGAATTTCATATACTTGTCGGCAAGGTCCACAACGCGCTCGTAATCCTGGTGCTTTGCCCTGGTATTGATCATATCCTGGGTAAGTAGTATAGCTTCTTCTAATTGCATAATGGATAGTTTATGAAATCAAAAGTAAACAAAAAAGCCCCGGAATTATCCAGGGCATGAGGTGCAACATTATGCTTTTAACAGTGGCAAGGCAACCAACTTACTATTGATTCCCATTTTCCTTAGGCGGGCCTAACCCGGTCATTGCGCTCTATCTGCCGTCCGGCTCCTACGTCCGTCTGACTGCCTCACTTATTATTATGCTTTCAGGTTACAAAAAGGGCAGGGTTAAAAGCCCCGCCCTTGTAATTAAACCTATGCCAACTTTAAAATCATACTACGCCCGGCCTGTCTACGGTGAGCACGTTTAAGCAGTGTACCCCGTCTATATGCGTGTAGCCCCCGCCATCAAGCGGAATAAATATTCTATGTGTTACGTTCCCCTCTTCCAGGGTGGTAGCTACTATTTTACCTCTTATAGGCTCAGTGCCGGTTTGGTTGAAATTTACCATAACATCCGCACCAGGTGCGTCAGCTGCATACGTACCGCCCGCGCTCATATAGTTTGCTACATCTGCGTGAGTCAATTCTGCGGCATCACCGAATATGCCCCGTGACTGTAGTACAAACCCTACTAATCTTGCTACCTGTTCGCTTGTGTAAAATCGCTTATTATCCATATTGCTTATGTTCAGTTTACCCTGTCCCCGGCTTTAATTACTTTTAAACAGCCAATAACTATTTGGAAATCCTGGCCCTGTTGAATAAGATATAGCGGGCCACCTTACGAGATATTCCGGCGCACCTACATTCTTAACAATCAGCAACGCCACTTTATACCCTGGATAATCGATTATTCCCAATATCTGACAACGCAGGGAACAATAAGTACCGTACATGTTATACGGATAAGGGTAGTCTGCCAGCTGCTCATCGTACCAATTTGGTACGCCTGGCGTGTTGGTTGCCATAAACTCAAACTGTACGGGTTGCACGTAATCCCCTGGCTGTGGATTCGTATTAAACTGCTGAAGTTGTGCCGATGCGTTGAGCACCCCTACGAATAGCATTAAAGCCAGCGTGATAGATTTAATAATGTGTTTCATTTACGTTTCTTTTAATTAAAGATTATTTACGGGGCTAAAGGTATGAACATGCGGGCAGAATTGTAAAGGGGATTTTTCCGGTATTTTAAGGACCCGTAGAAATACGGGTCCGTTGTTAAATCAACCTTATAGCATTAGTAAATAATGGGACAACGAAGGTATATAAAAAGCCGGGGAAGACACCCCGGCCGATTCGAGAACCATATGTATTTTATACAGGATCATGCAGACGTTACAGCCTCCCAGGCCGTTCCGTTCCAGAAGTTCAATTTATTGGTAGTCGTATTGTAGATCACCATTCCCGCGTATTTGTCACCAGCTGCCAGGGCATTGCGTGCGGTAGTGGTAAACTGTAAAACCGTTGCTTTCTGCAAGGTTTTGGAACTGGCACCGGCGCTACTTCCTGGAGCGTCGCCTGCCTTGCCGAATAGGGCATCAAATAGGTATGACCTTTCCAATGCCTCTTTGATTTCGTTAAGTGATTTGCGTAATGACATGTTATAAACTCGTTTAATGAAGGTTTACAATGCGATAAAGTTAGCGCTTTTTAATTCTGTCCTTAAATATTTCACTGACCAGGTATTCCACGCAATCCGTTTCATGCCCTACCTTCTCGAATGACGCTCCGGTATCCTTATCCTTTGGCCTGGGCTTGTGCTTACCCTGTGGCCCTATCTTGACGCTCTCGAAATCTTCTATGGTATGGGTCATATCCGTATCGAAATACATTTCAATGTCTTCATACAGCCCGGCCAATATATCATTAACCAGCTTTATACGGGAGTGCGGCCCAACATTGGGGTTTTTCACCTTCTTACTGTGCCCATGTAGATAGGCTTCCATTGCTTCCTCTACCCAGGTGAATCGGGTAGTACTGCCCAGGCCCTCAATTCTATTTAATCCCTGACTATCCCCGTAGTACTCCACCTCTGTATCCCTTGGGTCGTGATCTTCTTTAAACAGGTTCCCGACCTGCTCCACGGATGATACGGGGGGTTCTGGGCAATACTCCTTATACCATAGCACCTGGGTTACGAATACCGGCATAAGCCCGTATGCCGGTTCGTCAAACTTGGTACCTACCGCGTTCTTATACCTGATCACCTCCCTGACCGTGCAGCATAAACACGTCATATGTGGTAAGACGTTAAAATCCCAGGACTGTAAAACGGTATGCCCCTTAGTACGGGTAACCTTCCTTACATGCGCGTCACGGTTAAACGCTGGGTAGCATTCGCCACCCGTCTTACTGAATGGGTAGGCATCGATAAGCATAAATGCCAGGTCTGGGTTATTCAGGTTCTTTGCCTTCTGCTGAAGATGTCCAGGTGGCAGGTTCTTTTCGTTATGGTATGCGCTGTATATCACCACGCACTTACCGTCGAATTCCTTATGAAAGAAGTCAGCACCGCGCGCCTCACACTTACGCTTTATCTCCTTTTGGAACTTCCCCAGGGAAAACATTTTGTTGATCCAGGGGGCCACGCCTTCAGCTGGTGACGTATGTATCTTCAGGGGGTTGAACGCCTGCAGTCCGCCTGCGATATTTTCAGCCTCGTGTTCCTTGATTTCATCCCAATACAGATTACCAGCCTTATCATACCATAGGCCGTACTGTCTGAGACGCCCCAGTATTACCTTGGTTACGGCATCCTCTACGGTATCTTTCGTTTCGTCCAGGTGTGCCCATGCGAACTGCTTACCATCATGCGCGGAATAGTTTTCCAGTGATCCAATGAAGATTAACGCGCCATTCCAGAAACTGATCGTACCCCGGTAGTCTCTTAATGTGTAGTTCCTCTTAAAATGGGGAGGCGGTCGCCGGTCCACCACGAAAGTGCCGGTAGGGTTCGATACCTTTTCGTATTGACTGAACCCGTATATAGCTTCCCAGGTGGCAAATACCTCAGATAGGGTAGACTGTGATAGCTGTGTCTGTGTATTAGCTCCTATAAACCCCTTTGCGCGCGGGAATTCCTGTATCATCATACCGGTATCATAACCGATATTTCGCGACTTTCCGCCACCCTGCCCCGCCATATCGAGCGTAATACTTGCGATACTGGATAAAACAACCATTTGGGGGTCGCTTAGTTCCACTTCTAACACTACGTTTTGTTCGTTCATGCTGATTTCCGACATTTTTTATTAAAACACAAAAGTGCTGATTTCCGACACTTTTTAATTTTCCTCGTCTGTACTCAAAAGCTCCTGGGACGTGCGTATGGTCCTTCCGTTGAAAATTACGGTTCTGTTTGAATTCGACACATTTGCAGCAACGGCAGTGTTTGTATTTGTGTTGTTTATCTGCACTAATGCGGCAACTTCAGGGCCTAATATCTTACATCGTTGCTCAATGCACCATTGTACACCCTGAAGGAAACGGACATCTCCCTGGCTCTGTCGTTCCTGATCCTGCTTTTCTGCCAGGGCCATACCGCCCGCGCTCGTTTTGGTCTGTTTCTTAGTGGTGGACTTGACCACCTTGCAGGAATTAAACCAGGCATCCCAATAAGTAGTTTCTAACAGGTTGATCTTTTCCAGCTGCTCTGCCTTCCAGGTGGTTATTATCTCCTCCTTACTGTGCTGCCATTCCAGTATACACTCCTTAATGTACTTGTTGATCGTACCAATGGCAAACTTATGGCCGCCTGTTTCCTCTGTCATTAGTTGGCGGACCGTTTCCTGGCTGTGGCCCTGTAGGTATAGGCGGACCGCTTTACCTTTCCAGTCTTCCCGCCTCATGAGCGACGGGGACATAGGTTTTTTCATGGGCATTGTAATGGTCCCTTTTACTTTTCCTTTCATTTGCTTTTTAGTTTTGCATTTTAAAGATACAAAACTGTCCTTTCCCTTCTCTCTGCGTATTGCTTAAAAGCGTATAGAGTTACTTAATAAGCGCATTATTTCCGTTTTATAGAAGTATTTACGCCCTCCTTCTGGCGCTTTAAACCACTTCCCGTTGACCCGTAGCCTGTATAACTTCTTACTCCGCATTTCGGGTCCGCCCCAGTCCGTAGACCTGAATACCTCTAATTTGTTCGTTTTGCCGTTGCTCGTTTTTTTGAGCAAGAAAACGTAAACCGGCTTTCTCTTTTCCGCCATAGTATTGTATTTTAAGTTAGATAGTGAGGTTCCGTAATTTCATAGCTGCCGTGAGAGCCCCGAACTAAACGGGCTACGCCTCCGTATGAGTGTAGCCCGTGCCGTTGTTTGTTTGTTTTACCGTGTTTTTATCCCTTAATGTGGTCATCTGGTGATAATATCCGCTGTTCGTTGATATAGTCTATATCGCGTTCGTACTTCGGTAATTCCGATCCGCATACCCACCATATCCCCCGTGTGGCGTTCCATTCTGCCACCTGCCACGTAGACGAAAGGTATTGAATCCAATAAAATCCGCTTTCTCTTCTCATATAGTCCGGCCTCCTAACCGGTTTTTTACCTGTATTCTTCGTCGAATTCGTTGTTTAGTTTGTCATTGCAGTAGTCACAGGTCTTCAATTCACCGTACTTGCTTGTTGCAATCCGCCTTTTGCACTCTTCGCATAGCTGATCCGGTTGGGCATGTGACAATTTTTCTATTTCTGCCATTATCTTATCGTAAGCCTGTCCGACCGCATTTAAAAAAAGCTCCTTGTTGCCCGCATATATATGGCATGTATGATCTTCCCTGACCTTTATTTCTACCTTCAGGTTATGGTCGTACGCGTCTATCCTTACTATGAAATTTGGCATGTTATCCGGCCTCCTTAACCGGTTCTTTTGGTTCACATTTTGGTAGGTCCGTCTGATATGACGTATTACCTATTACTGTTTTAAAAAAATAGACCTTTACAAACTTAGACCCGAACTGTGACGGCATAAGGGTATATGTTTGATTGCAGCCACAGCGTATACATTCCTTATTCAGCCGGTCCCGATTGCTCCAGCGGTGTCTGCCCATTTCCCCCGGCCTCCTTATCCGGTTTTTTTATCTTACGAGTTATACATCTGGGACGCCCAGGTAGCTTTACGCCGTTTTTATAGTAAATGTATGCCCGGCCACTCCCATATGGTTCAGTTTCATAGCGCTTAACCTCGCAATGTGGACAGTGAGATACTACACCGTCATTCCCTACCCACTCGTGTTTATTTACGCTCTTAATCCCCACCATTACTGCCGCCCTCCTGATCCGGTGTAATTACCCATTTCTTAACGGCGGCCTCCCGTCCCAGGTCGGTAATTTTTAACTGCTGGTCTATGTAGCCTTTAGAAATAAGCGCTTTAAGTGTTGATTCCCTGAACTCTGCCAGGACGAACTGTGCGCCTGCAATTTTTACACGGTACGTACTGGTCATTGAATACGGCGTAGCGATATACGTACCCTCTTTAGCCAGGTGCTTTAATACGTTCTTTTCGCTCTGTGTTACCTGTAGTCTCATTCCTCCGGCCCTCCTTCGTCGTGGTGTGTTATTTCTATGCCATCAGGCTTAATAAGGTATATTGCCCCAAATACCAGCAAAGTAGCAGGCCACAACAATGCAATAATAACACGCATCCAGTTAACAGCATGTCCTGCCTTATTAACTGAGCTATTTTTGTACAGGTAGTGGCTTACCCCAAGATAAGCCAGTAATATTATGATCGTTATCATACTTTCCGGCCTCCCCGCCGGTGTTTAATGTTAATAAATGTACTGTATGCAGCAAGTCCCCATAAGAACCCGCTTACCCATGCGAATACATTCGTTGAATGTGGGCATCTTTAACCGGTTTTACCATGAAATAATATAATAGTCGCATTCGCGTGGGTCCTTGCTTGGTGGCACATGTACCCTCCTTAACCGGTATTTATCTACTTCCTTTAGATGGTGTATTGCTGTATCAGAAAGATAAAATACGATGGCTGCCTCCATTTTTTTTGGGTTGCTTTCAATCGCCCGGTTTATCGCCTCGTAAACCTTATCCAGTGTTTTTTTATCTGATTCGGTCAGTACCGGCTGCTGGTGCATTGCTTTTTCCCTTGCTTGTTTTGCGTTCATTTTGTGCGGCCTCCCTGCCGGTCTTTTCGTATTCCGCTTCCCAGTATTCCAAAGCGGTAACAGTCTGTTTGAGTTTTGCAATGTTGTACCCGTTGCGTTTCTTCCGTAGCTTCTCTTCCCTTGACTTTAGTAAGGATCTTAACCTGGCTATTATTTCCGGGTAATTTGGTTCATCCTGCATTTGTGACAATCTTTAACAACAAGCGTTATTTTACCTTATTCCTCCTACGGTGCCCCATGCTGAAGCTGCCGCAGTCCCGGCAGCTGTACCGGTAGTGATCCGTGCGTATGTTCGTGCTGCCGCAGGTCGTACAGCACATTTCCCACATCTTGTCGAATAAGGCCATACGCTTTTTGTAACTCTCTTCGCTTTCTGGCTTTACAATGATGTTTCGTTTGTCTACAAAACGCATAGCAATTAATGAAGCGGCAGCAACTACTACCATGATTGCAACGCAGATAAGCCCTACTTTTTGTTCAAATGTTAACATAGTGGTGTTATTTGATTGATATGTGATTAATATTTTAATACCTGGTCAGGGGTCACCATCTTTTTAGAAAGGTGTACTATTTTTTCGAGTATGTACCGGTTGTGATCTTCCAGCTTAACCGGTATTGGTTTAACCTCTCCGTGGCAGGAATACGCGTGTTTTACTGCTTCCTTCTTTGTAAAAATACCGGCATCTTCCTTGTGCTCTGTATACCCCTTTGCCCCAGGACGGTAATAATACCCTCCCTTCATAAGATAGCAGTATTCAACCGTCTTGTCCTTTTCTACATCAATAACCGCCTTTATAGCCGCCCCGGCTCTCTCTATTGCATTAGACATTTGCTTCCCCCTTTTCATTTAATGTAAACAATGCCATTGGCGGCAGCCCGTTACTGACTGTTTTAATAAAAATCGGTTCGCCACGGTTGATCGCTTCCCGGTCTTCCTTGTTTGGCATCCAGGCGGTAAGGAAGTATCGGAAACCATCATTATCAGTTTCCGGAAGGACGCCCGGAGGGATCGGGGCGGCTCCCTTGTTCGCAAATATGGTAAGCAATGTTTCCAGGCCGAACTTCGCCCATATGCTTGTACATTGCTCGTCTGTCATGTCTACCGGCTTTTTGATCTCGGTAGCTCCTTCGAAAAATACAGGATACATAATGTGTGTTTTATGATTTAAATGGTTCTGTGTTTATCTGTTGCAGTAGGTTCTGCAGGCCGCGTCCGTCCTTTATGCCTTTACCGGTAGCCCATCCACTGTACGGGAAATAGGTAATAATGTTGCCCTTAAACTTAAATTGTATCTCTCTAACCGGCTGATTATTATAACTAACCATTACCGGGTTATATCCTGCCTTCATAATCTCATTATAGGCATATTCTACACGTTTAGGCTCCAGCCGGTCCTGTCGTTCCTTGTTTAGTCTGTTCGCCATATGGCCGGTTTAATAGTGAAAGAATGAATTTTGCTTCGTTGATGGTAAGTATTACACCTTCTGTTCGGTCCCAGGATGCACTGTCAGGGTCTACCCTTACCCTTTCCATCCCCTTCACCTGGTCCTTCAGGTCGTCCGCTATTTCGTCTATGGTCATATGTTAACATTTCCTTTGTTACAAACTTGAATACCAGTATTTGCAGACCAAATAATTCATGGTCCATCCGCTTAACTGTCCATAGGAACAAGTAAGGCGGGCACGGGCTACATTCCATTTCCTGCCCTCCTTTTTGCTGCCATTTCAGAGCGCCATTGATCTTTAAAGGATACCTTACGTTCCCGCCCCTTCTTATCCTTTACGGTGATCCTTAAATTAGGATTGAGCGCCGCCGCTTTCTCCCGGATTGCTTTTATTTCGTCCAATTCCTTCCTGATATCAGGTTTTGGGGTTGTATGATCTACACAAATGGTCGTCCCATGATCAGTACGTGACCAATAATTTATTTCTGCCGCGCATTTCTCACAGTAATACATCCTGGTGGATACGTTATACCAGGTGGCTGGGCTGTTGCTGCATGCACTACGGTTACATTCGCCATAGAATACCCCTTTATCTTCAGGATTTGGACAGGTGTTTTTTATTGAATTCGCCATACCGTTGCGTACCGCGCCCGGTGATTTATGCCGCCTTACGGGGCAGCTTATTATTTAATGATTTTTAACAACGTCATACGCCCCCGCCAGACATTTTGCAACTATATCACCTGATGGGTTCCTGCCTTCTGGGAAGAGCTTAACCAAATATTTAAAATCGTTACGAGTTGCCGTATTATTCAATTTTATTTCCGCAAAACCGCCTTTATAAGCTATTATACGGCTTCCTGTTGCTGATTTTCTTACTGATAATATTGAATGGTACATATACTTTGTTTTATTGTTTATGTTTCGTTTATCTTTCTTTTACAAATCTATTCATTTTATTTTAATAAAACAAAGAACCCTGATAAAATTATCCGGGTCCGCTCCATATATTTTTTCCACGTTTATTAATCCTTTGGCTGTTTGATCCTGGCGGCCTCCTTTGGAATGGTAAACGGCTTGCCATCTACACCTGTTCGGAAGGCCTCTTCTATCGGCCGGTAACATCCTATACTTATTTCAACCTTTATTACGTCTCCAACTTCCAGCCCCACGTCCTCCATGCCAATTACATCGTCAGTGATTACCACGTCTACAATTTTATTCATTTGTCGCCGGTATCCGTTCCCGGTTCGGTTAAAAGATAATACTTACTGTTAAACTCGTCATGTGTTACAAACCGCTGTGCTATCCCGGTCAGGGTATTGCCCTTATAATGTAGCTTAACACAGAACGCCCCATACTTCCATGCCTTATATACTTTCCCGCCTCTAATAGTCGTCACTTTCAGCCCCTCGCCTCTGTCTTTTAGCATGGATACGTTTGCGCGGTCCCTCATAGGTTCATTGTTGTAGGGTCCTTAAATTTTACCGGTAATAGCCCGTATTTGGCTTGCCTCGCGTCCAGGTTCCACCCGTCATCGTATGGGTTCATTGAACGCGGTTTATCCCCCATCCCATCGTTGAACCCTTCGGCATATCCCACCTCGAAAGCTGTACATTGCTCATATACCGCAATACTTACACGCGGCATCTCTTCACGCACAATAGGGGATTGAACCGATTTATCCAGGTCGCTAAATTTCCTTTCACCTGGCATATGCTGCCTTAAAAAGTCATATGCCGCCCCGGCCAATCTTTCCCCCATATACCACATACGCTCGGCAAAACTCATGGGCTTCAGATATTCTTCTTCTGATCCTGGATATGGATCTGTATCTGGCTCAAACTGTTTAAGTAATTCCGTTACGCTACCCTCTGCGTATACTACCGGTATGCCTTTACTATTTGCCATCTCGATCTCTGCCAGCACGCCCCGGCTATGTTCTCCAATCTTCGTATAACCGAATACCCACAGTTCGTCCATAACGCCGCGTTTGAAATACTCCAGGTCGTTCTCTATGCCGCGCGCGCGTTCCTCTGCTTTGTCATCGTCCAGCGCGTGACAATCCAGCCAGTAAGGCGCGAATGGGATTACATAAGGAGTAGACATGTTTATAACACGTACTATCCTACGTATCCTTTCCAGGTTACCCTTTACATTACCGCTGATAGGGTGCGCTATATAAACTATGCGCTTTTTTTGCTGATCCATATTAACCGGTTTTTATCCTGTAATTCTGCAATAGTTTTTGTACAGGATGTTATAAGTTATTGATTACTAACAATACCACGCTTTTACGTAGTAGTGTAAATTTACCCGACTATTTGCACATCATGGGAACGTTTCTTCTATTCCGCACTGGTTGCACTTATAACGTTCTGTACTACCCCTGAAACCTGGCGACGTGCTTATTAGCTTCATTTCACCACATGCGCAATCATTACATGGGAATTCCCGGCAGTCTGTTTCCTGTCTTACCCTCTCGGCCATTAACCGGCGGACCAGTTCCAGGCATACCAGTGAAGAACAAAGGAAAAGTATTGCTAATACTATGCTGATAGTCTCCAACATATTAATGAATTTTGTTTTTAATAATGTCGGCTACAACCTCATTCATGCGTTTTTCAGCTGCCCCCGATGTTTCATAAATTGGTTTGGATGTAAGCAAAACGACAGGATTAAGGCCGTTTTTCTCCACTACAATCCCCATATATAACCCCCCTGGTGATTGTATAGACTTGATACCGATTAAACCCGGATTGTTCCGGATCATTTCTACCGCTGTTAGCATAGGTTAGGAATTTAGAGGTTAGAAAGTGTTTTTTAATGTGTTGGGGTCTGTTAGATCAGGGGTACCTGTAAGATGCGTCAAGATTACCGGCACATCTTCAAAGCAACCCGTATTATTTGGCACTGGTCCGCCTGACTTAAATGGCGGAGACATAACAGCCTCGTGAAAGTCGTCACGCTTTTTAACCGCCTGACCATATGCAACCAGGACCTGCAACATAAATGCCGCCAGGGCATAATCTGGTGTATTACTATGGTTTTCCAGGCTATGACGGTTTATAACCTTCTGCATGTCGTAGATAAGTGATTTACCGTTTATTACCTGCGGAGCCATAACGGATATAAAACCGCCCTTTGCCTGGTATTCTATACCGTTATATGTGATCTTGTACCCGTCTTCCATTCTTTCAACCTGTGGGCGTTCCGGATCACCTAACCCTGCAGCCCGTTCTCCCATTATCTGAAGGGCTTGCAATGTACTATCTGCAAACATGTCGCCGTTAGTGTCGGCGTGTTCCTCGTATAGCTCTTTTGCCCATTCTTTTATTACTTCCTTCGTAACCATCATTTACGCTTTTTAAAGTTTTTGAAGAATTTCAATATAAACTGTTTTGCGGCGGTTGTTTTACCAGTACCGCGCCCTGATTGTACGTACACCGCATTAGTATGCAGCCACAGGTCCGCAATCGGAGAAACTGGCTTTTTCTTATCCCTCATAGGTGTTTTTTCCTGCCTCCTGTATGCAGACTGCTACTTTTTCATCTTTTACGAATTCGGCTACCTTGCTACGTATGGCGGTTATAATTGCCTTCCTGGTGGCTTTTGGTGGAATTTCGAAACTGTCGTTTTGCAGTACGCTAAATCGGTATGCCTCTGCATTTTTTCCGAATGCGATAAAGGATAAACGATGTACTGACGTACTGAACTTTTCAATACTGAATGTGACATTTACGGTGTTTACTTTCTTAGCCATTTAAAAAAATATTGAATTTTTTGTTAAAAAATTATCTCATTTGTTGTAGTTCTGTCCTGAGCTTACTAACTCCCCGGCTTGCCTCATTTTTTACAACCTGGTAGGAATATCCCAGGTGTGTAGCTATATCCTTTTGCTTTTCTCCCTTCAAATAGTACAGAACTACAACTTTTTGCTGAACCGGTGGCAAGCAATCTATTGCTTTAGCTAACAGGTCCCTAACCTCCTTTGCGTGTGTATTATACTCAACAGGCGTGTACATTATAAAATCTTCGTAACGCTGGTGCTGTTTGGCCCTGTACTTCCCCATTTTATACACCTGGTTAACCCGATCAGCAACCGCTTTGTAAACATATGGTTTCAGGTTTCCTTCATACATGCGGTCGCGTCTCTGCCATATCCCCATAAAAACGTCCTGTACAATGTCCTGGGCGTCTCTCCATGAAAGTATTCTACTGTAAGCGAATGCGGTTAACCTTTCGTGATAAGTAATGAATAGTTCGCAATAGGCATTGTATAATAAACGGTCCTTTCCATTCATCTTATCGCGGTATCCGTCGCCGCTACGGTCTTAAAACCTGATAGGCGGTTATATTCCGGATCATTACCGTTATACTGTGAGCGTTTACCGGCCACCAGTAAAATAACCACCATAGCCATAACATAGGCTATCATAATTACAACTACTGCGTTTTTCTTAATGTTTTTCATCATTTTGAGATTTTGGGTTATTTAAAAAGCGTGCTCTGTTTGTATCCTCCTACCCTGTTAACTGCTGTTTCAATATTGTTTTCATCCAGTTCAAACCCGTAAAAATTCCGTCCTAACTTCTGACAGGCTACGGCTGTAGTGCCGCTACCCATAAACGGGTCCAGGACGGTATGACCCTCTGAGGTGCTTTCCCTTAAAATCCTTTCTATGATCTCCAGTGTTTTCTGCGTTTCGTGCACCTTTTCGCCGTTTGTCTTTTTAGCCCCGGCAGCGAATCCGGGAGAACGCCAGATATTTGGCCCCTTCTTTTTGGCATCGTTTTCTACACAGTGGAACAAAATAAGTTCGTGGTTAAATCCATAAAAGTTGCCTGGTCCACTCATTTTGTCCCATACTATGAGGTTGCGCGCTCCCAGGATAGCGTCGAAAATAGGGTAATAGAACGCATACCCACGCCAGTCTGTGAAAAAATATACCTCCCCGTCTGGCCGCAATACCCTTTTAAACTGCTTGAATAGCTCTTTAAAAAACGGCTTGCAGATTGCCAGGTCTACAAAGTTTCCACGCTGCCCATTATGGGTCATGCCCATAAAATACGGAGGATCGGCAATTATAGACTTTATAGACTGGGATGGTATTAACTCCATTCCGTCCAGGCAGTCCATGTGGTGCACCTTGTTAAGCTCTAATTGCTCCATTATAAAATACCTCCCTGTTTTTTAATGGCCTCATGTGCCTTTTTAATGTCCTGGTTGAATTTCCACATTATGATCGGCTTAATGATCCGTAAGCGAAGAGGCGCGGAAATGTTTAATAAGCCGTCCAGCGCCTTAATGATATATAGTATTCCTTCAATAATCAGCGGCAGGAACACCTCAAACCAGGACAGGTCCGGACCGGTGCCGGTTAACTTATAATGTATCCCCATCAAGGTAAGCGCTGTACAAATTAGCTCGGTTCTTTTCATATTCTTTTCTGTTTTGTTTTATTTTCTTTTCCAAATGTATTACTTTTCTTTTAAAAAACAATGCCCGGATAAAAAATTATCCAGGCGTTACATTACTACCCCATAAACAACCAGTTAAAAAAGTTCTATCTGTTTTGCTCCCCGGATTAATTCGTCCGTATCCTTATCCAGGTCCCTTTCCAGTCGCATAGCTTCCGGCTTTATCCGGTTAGCCAGCGCCCAGTCTTTTGCCTTCGCCGCTGCAAAGTATTCCTTTTGTACATTCCGACACGTACGTACCTGCTCCGCGAATTTCCTAACGGCCCCGTTCTGGCTGTTTGCTGCCAATACCAGGCCGTCAATTCTTTTTTGTAATTGGCCTTTATAAGGCTCTGGTAACGCATTTATTGCGTTAATTAATTGCTCTGTTTCCTGTACTACGTAGTTCATTGCTTACGGTTTAAAGATGTTTTTGTAACGTTTAATACAATCCTCCGGCGTAACCTTACCGGAAGTAATTAACATTTTCAATACGAAGGCGGACGCCTCAGCGCCGGACGTAAATACCTTCAGTTTGTCCGGCATAAATATGGGGTATTGATGCCGCTTGTATTTGTACGGGGTATCCTCTTTCTCTGCTGCCGCCAGTCCCAGCTCACGATCAGTAAATAAATCCGGCTTATCTCTGTTTGGCCCGATCATTACGTCCAATTCTTCTTTGGTCCAGGCAGGTATGCAAGTGTCTGGGAGTGGTGCCGGATCTGCAAGTGGCTTAACCTGCCAGTCTCCCAATGTATCCGCGTCGATGGCCTCCCGGTTATGCCATAAAAACGCTATTTCCTCTACTCCCATTTCAACCAGTTCATTACATATTTCCCGGCTTGCTGTCAGTTGTCCCAGTCTCTGCATGTGATTCGATGTATTTTTTAAGGTGATATAACCGGTAGTATGCCGGTTCAAATGGCTTTGCGTCTGGCATGTCCTTATAATGATCAATGATATTCAGGTTAGTTTCTACATACTTCGCTACATCTGTTATAGTACTGTAGTCATTCATCATTATAGGACCGGCCGGGAGGGCGCGGCCTTCATACCATTTTTTCATTTTTTCGGCTCCCTCCTTCCACTTTGTACTCATGGGCGTAAATGGTCCGGGACATTCTTCTGCTCTGATCTGGCTATCCTGTCCCAAAGCAGGGTTACCCGCTGTTTTAATAATGGGTAAATCTTCATTTTCTTAACGTAGTCAGCGCCCAGGTTGTCCATATTAGTGTGACAATCCCCGCAGAGGAAAACCACGTTATCCTCTTCGTATTGTACGGAAGGGCACCCGCCGTCCGGCCTTTTAGGCAAAATATGCGCTACAACTGCCGCCGGATTTATCAACATGGTGCCAATGGTAGGCTTTTCGCACTCCATGCAGAGGCGTGGCGCTTTCTGCCACATCTTTTTAAACCAATTCCCCCGGCCTGGTTCTTTTTTCTGTCCGGGTTTCTTCTGGGCGCTATGCCCTAACTTTTGTTGGAAACGTTGTTCCATGTACTGAGACTTCATAAAGGGATTGCTTTTAGTTCGATTATACCGCGTTTTATTACTTCTACGAGGCACAACCGGCATGCGGTTCTATCGTTTTCTGCACGGTGTGCCCCTTCAAGCTCTTTATTGAACAAATATTTATAGAGTTCAGATAGTTTCATTTTGCCGATCGCTTTAAGATCGTTAAGAGTGCAGATAGTTGGTAGCTTTTTATTAGCACGCATCCCGTACCGGATCATTTCATTACCTACAACGTCCTTATCAAATGGTAGGTTATGAGCTGCTAAGAGGTCACATGTTTCTAAATCTGAGATAAATTCCTGCAGGACCTGTGGCATAGGTACGCCCTCACGCATGCTTTTATATGTGCTAAATCCGTGTTTGATCCAGAAGGCGGCGGACTGTATGGCCCTTTCTTCTGTTTGCCCCTGGGCCATAAAATATTTTGCATTTGGGATTAACCAGCCATCCGGCTTTATCAGGTATACTTTTTCCTTTTCTACCTGCATGGTGTTCAGGTTAAATATTTCCCAGGAAAGCTCGATAACTCGCCCTTGCTTGTCTGATAACCTGGGTCCTTTGGCGTAATTACGCTTAAACCCGTTTGTTTCCGAATCAATTACTAAAATGCGCATGCTGATGGTTTTAAGTACCTAAAATTGGCGTATTATCCGCCGGTTCGTCATATACTCCGTTTATAACTTCCTGTATAATGTCTGATAATTCAGGGAATGCGGAAAGGCATTCCACTAAATACGTTTTTGGGCTGCTGATCTCCAACGGGCTTTTAAAATCGTGAAAATGGTTATGTCGTGCCTCGTTAATTAGTTTATCGTATTTACCATCCCTATTTCTTTCTACCAGGATGTTAACCAGGTCTACAGATGTAGTTTTGTCCCCCATGGCTCTTATATTAATGCCGGGGGGAAATCCCCCGGCTTGGTTAGTTAATTGTTATTGCTTGGTTTCTCGTCTGTCGCCTTCTTCTTACGGGTCTTTTTTGCTGGCGGATTCTCTTCCACAGCCGCAGGGTTATAAAATGCCGTTATTGGCTCCTGTTCGGCTACTTCCTCCGTTTTAGGATCAATACCGATTAATTCGTACCACTCTTCCGCTGTCGCCTCCTGTACGCCTGCGTTTGTAATTAAGTGATCTCCTTTGCGGTATCCTGATTCGTCCACCTCGTACCCTAGTTCTTTGAGCTGGTCAATTCTGCCCATGATCATTTCCGCCTTTTCCTTATGCTCTTCTTCGGCAGGATCTTCCTGTGGTCCCATTACATCCGCCAGGGTAAAATCCCATTCGTCTGCATTCAGGTCCCGAACGTCTCCCCAGGTCAGCTGGTTACCATTTGCATACTGGTATGTCTGACCGTCTCCCACGATCTCAAACCGGCATGTTTTAAGATAGTCAAGCCGCTCACCTGCTATTTCTGCCGTCTCTTCGTCCAGGTTATACAGCTGGGCCGTTATGTGATCGTTCCAGGTATTCTCCCAGGCGTCGCGCTCTTCCTCCGTGGCGAATTCGTCGGCTGGATTATCGGTTGTTTCGTCTTCCGTTCCGGCAATTACTTCGCCTTCCTCTTTGTTTATTGATTCCACAATAAGATCCCGTTCCTGTTCTTCACCATTGAACAACCGGCCTTGCTTTTCGTCCGCTTGCATTTCCCTGGTGTGTACTACTTCCCCGGCTTTTGTGACGTAGGTCATTACATTGGTAGTGTGATCCGGAATTAAAAAAACCTCTTCCGAGCGCTTCCGCTGCTCCATGGTTATTATCTCCAGGGTCTTCTCTGCCTCTGCATCGATCTTTTTAATTTCCGCCTTAATCCTGTCATTTTCCAGCTTTAGCTCATCTTTAAGCTGGTCCTTACGCATGTGCGCGCGTGCGAACCTGTCTTTTTCTGCGTTCAGTTCCTCTTCAGTCAGGGACACAGTAAACGCGAATTCTTCTTTACGGATGCAGATTTTTGACAGTGCAATAATCCGCTGTTTCGGGGGCAGTTCTTGGTAAATGAACGTTCCAGCCATCGTTAATTTGATTTTATGGTTTGTAAATGGGCGGGTGGCTTGCCGTAGCGCACCAAATAATCCGCCAGAAAATTCTGCATTTGTTCCAGGTTCCCGGCCGCTTCAATAAGACAAATCAGGTTCTTTTGATGGTTTACAGGTTTAACCACCGTCCGGCTATATACATACAATACGTTATGTAATACAGGATTGCCGTTTATGTCCTGATTCATTCCCATGGCAATCATTTGGGACCCGTCGGCCTCCACTATTTCCTCCTGCTCATGTAGTTGATCCGGGTCTAACCTGGATAATATAGGCGCCATGATCTCCTGCGCGTATTTTTTGGGTAGTACCATTGGTATAAAAGTTTGGGGGATTTCTCCCCCGGTTAATATTATTCGCTGATTTCGTTAATTACTCGCTGCACCTCTTCAATACCGATCCACGCATGGACAGTAAAATTATTTGTAGCTATAAACAGATCGCTTTTTTCATCTGCAGGCATGGGTGCATCTGAAAGGATTGCGCCTATTTTATTAATCCACTCCTTAATCCTTTCGGCATCTGATAGCGCCGCCTTACGCTCATCCTCCTTTCTCTTCTCTGCTTCCTTATCCTGTTCGGCGTCGTATGCTTCCACGCCTTCCACGAATAATTTAGCATCTTCCAGAACATTGGCCCATTGTTCTGCTGTAGATTTTTCTACCTCTTCTTTTGATATTGACCATACCTGATATGGGTCATATTTACTTACTCTACTATACATGTTATTTGTTAGAGTAAATCCCAGGTGGTCCATATCATTGGCATGGACTGCCGCGCGCGCCTTGCGGTCTGCTTCCGCTGTCTGTTTCTGGTTATACTTTTCCTTTTCTTCCGCAATAATGTTGCGGGTTGTCCGGGTCAGTTCTTTAAATTCCTCTTCAGATATGGTATTAAGCTCATCAAGGCTACAAATTACTATGTTTTCCGCATCGTATGCAACTGAGAAAACCACGTTATTTTCAAGTGTAAACCCGCCTAAATCTGATAGCGTAGTTTTACGCAATTCAAAAGCATGACGCCTGGCGGCCTCATTCTCTATATCAGTTACCGCCTTTTTTGCTTCTGCCTTTTTAACTTCCCATTCTTCTTTTGACATTTCACCCAGACTATCCACTGAAATAACGCTACATAGGTCCTTATCCAGCTGATACCGGTAATTTGAACCATCCTTTACGTAACCGTAGTTTTCTATTACTTCCCCCCGGCTATCTGCCAGCTCCTTTTTAATCCGGCCTTGCTCTTCCCTCAGTTCATCCGCAATTCGTTTATTATCAGCCGCCAGTTTTTCCTGATCCTGACGGCGCTTTTCTTCTGCCGCTTTTTCCGCCTCTTCCTGTGCCTTAATTACCTGGTGTTCCTTTTTAACACGTTCCAGGAAGACAGCGTAATTTTCATCGTCAAACTGTTTTATTGTAACTACATCCACAGACAGCGTTTCCCCTATGCAATAAAAATTACCTACCAGCTTGATACCATTATCCAGCAACTCCATTATACGGGCCTGTAACTTTTCCTGTTCCTGCCTCTGCTTCTGTAGCTTCGCTTCCTCCTTTAGCGCTTCTATACGGTCTATCTCAGCTTTCAACGGCGCTTCTATTTCTTCAAGCAGCCCCGTAAACTGATTTTTTGCCGCATCAATAGCCCGGCCAACAACCAGGTATCCCTCTTTTAGTTCCTTGTGACGGTCCCTAACTTCAAAGCGCTTCCCCTTGATTTCCTGCCATGCCTCTGTTACTTTCTTCAGACCCTCTTTATCTTCCGGCCCTTCCACTTTAAGGCCTGCATATTTAGCCTTCCTTTCCTCTATCCACGGGACAGTTATATCAAACTTTGCCACCTCGGCCTTCGCCTGTTCCTGTGGATTTACAATTCTAACATCTGTAGTTGTATTGGCAAGCTGTATAACCTTGGAAGGGTCCACATGTCCAATTTCTTCGGCATTTGCCTCTAAATAATCATTCTGACTATTATGTGGGTCTTTATTAACCACTGATCCGGATTTAACCGGTTCTTTACTTGCCTTCTGTTTTACTGATTTAGCCATTTTATAAACTTTTATGAAGCAAATATAAAAGAATAAATAAACAATTCGTAAACTTTAATTAAATATTTGTCCACATTTACAGGTTCACTTCCACTATATCAATATTATGCAGCGCCTTCATTAACTTCTTTTTCAAGATATATACAGGTAATTGCCTGGTTATATTACTTTTCACGTCTATTACTTCCCGTTCACCCGTCCAGTGTACCAGTATAAAATCGGCTTCGTAAGTACAGATTAGCATATCATTTACAACCAGCTTAAAACGTAGGTCCCGTTTTTTATACAGGATATGTTTAAATTCCTTTGCTAATAGCCTGATCTTTAGCCGATCGTAATAATTTGCCTCCTTCTCACTATCGAATGTTTCCCCGTCTCGGATCGTATTGTATACCCTTCCCTTTTCCGTCACACCCTGTCCGCGTAGGTTTCCGTATTTGTTCTTCTTCTTTACGGCCGCTTGTTGCTGTTTTTTTTTAATCAAGTGTTGCCGGTACTGATCCACATTCCAATTATTTGTTTCCATTCAGCTGGTCTTTAAAAGTATGTAAGTGATCAGACATAGCGCCCAGGCGCGCGTCCATTTCCCTTTGTTCTTCCCGCTCTTCTGTCGGTACCTCGTAGTGGTATGCCCTGGCGCGCCTGGTTTCTACTACCTCCATCCTGTGGTCTATGTATTCCGCCCAGCATGCCCAAATAGTTGGCGCGTCTAGTCTCTCATATATCCGGCCATATTTTCCCCGCTTTACGCAGTGGAAAAATGCCAGTAGTTCCTCCAAACGTACCCACCATAGTTCGCCAGTCATTTCCGCCGCCAGGTCGCCAATTTGTTCGGGCGTCATTGGCCTGGACACATTGAATGTATTCACCAGGTCGGACAGGAAAATAACAATTATAGCCGCCACGAACTCCGGCCCCTGGTGCGCCCTTAATACGGCTATCGGCGTTCCTTCATCCAGTACTTTATCCACATTAACCATCCCGCCAGACGTAAAGCGTGGTAAGTTCTGCTTAATTACCTGTACCCCTGTTTCCCCCTTGTCCAAAGCGGCCATTAACCACAGACATGGCGGCTTTAAGTCCTCCAGCGTCGATTTTTTTACCCCCGTTTCCTTGTTGTTTTTTTGCAATTCCATCCTTTAACTGTTTTAAAATGTTCTGAATGTTTGAATTAAAATCGATAAGGCGGAGCCGATCCTGGTAGAATCCATCTACCTTACCGTAATTGTCTAACACATATTTCCACGCCTGCATTATCCTTTCATCTTCCCCGGCCTCGTCCAGGACCTTTTTTTCTTCCCTGGCTTTATCCCGTATTACTGTGCGCAAATAGGCGGCCAGTGCTTTGGCGGCATTTCCCTGTGCTCCGTCTATTTTTGGCGGCACTCCTTCCCTTTCCTTATGCCATGTGTAATACATGTCAATAACTTGTTGAAATATGGCCTTTTTAGGCGCGGCGGCTGCCCCATTTTCCGCGCCGGGTGCATCTGTATCAATTTCGGTCTGTACTGCCTTAATTCGCTCCTTTTTGTCCTTTTTCGGTTTCCCCTGAACTTTCGCCGCATCTACGGTAGTAGATGCAATATTTGTAACTACAGTATTTGTATTACTTATAGTATTTGTTAGGTGCTGATTTCCCGAATTACGGGTTTCCGACTGTCGGAAATCAGCATTTCGGCGCTTCTTATTTTTTGAAAAGTGTTGATTTTCGACACTTTTACCCGACTGCTGATTTTCAGCATTTCGCGGACTGCATGGCGTTTCATATACCTGGTAATCCCAGACAGGACGCTTTTTTTCATCACAGTATATTTTTTCTGAAACAATGTAACCGGCTTCCTGCAATTCCTTCCACGCACTGTCGAATGACGCGCGCCCGTCCTTTAAGTCCTTTATAAGGTTCTTTTTGTAAATGATCCAATCAGCGGGATAATGTAGGATGTAAGTAAGTAGCCCGATTGCTTTAAGTGACAGCCCAGAACGGAAAATAGAGTTATCTACCTGGGTAAAGTCTGAATTCTTGCGTATGCGCTTTATTCTATCCATGGGCAATAAAAAAACCGTTTGGCGGTCGGGAAGGCAGTCCCTACAGGCCAAACGGTTTAAAAAAGTTGTCCGTCGTGTATTGCAAATATAATACCCTGCCCGATATTATAAAAGCATTATTAACACAAACGTAAAAAATTATTTCGTTTTATTGAGAAAAACACGCGTCCCGTTTTTGTCAGGTTTCCAACTTACGTAGCCGTTAGGGCCAAAATTAAGTTTCGTTACGTCGCTACGCATTTCGTTTTTAATGAGCTGTTCGTATAGTTTGGCGTTCTGCTCTATCTCCTTTATGGCGTTCTTTTCACCCATATGCAGACGCGCCCAGGATAACTCGTCTAAAGTACCGGCACGCTCCCCTGGTTCCGCTATGTTGTACTTTTTCTTCAGGAATGCGCTGTACGCATCTGATCCGTCCGGTGGTGGTTCAATGGCCTGTAATTCCGCTGTAAGTTCTTCAGCTACCCGCATGTTATAATCTACATGCTTTGCGTGGTAAAGTTTGGTAGCTATCCCGCGCGCCTTTTCTACCTTATCCCAAAACTCTTTAGTAACTGTGAGGATCTTATCCTGCAGCTCGTTGTGTACCTCAAACGGTAGACATTCCAAATGCCTGCCGTTCTTCATGGTAAACAGTTCGCCCCATAGGAACTCGCACACCAAAATTTGTGTTTGTACCTGGACCGCGTATGATGGCGGTATCTCATTTTCCCACTTTTCAGCCTCCCAGGCCTCGATCGTTTTAAGTTCCAGTGCGCCCTCTCCCCTCCCCTCAATGTGGTTGATCTTCCTATCCAGTGAGACAAACAGCCACGGGAAACGGGGATTATTAACATATGCGTTTACACGCTGGCAACGCCTGATAATATTATTGCTCCGCCAGTTTCTGATCACGCTTTCCGGGTCACCGTCCCAGAATTGCCACAGCTTTGCCATAAATGGTTCCTGCTCCTTACCCATGAACATGGCTATATTTTCAACCGTATAGCCCAGTTCCTCCCCTATCTTTTCGTAAAACAATTCTATACTTGATTTGTACGGGTTTAATCCCATTACCGTGCCCACCTCGGATGCTCCTACCCCTCTTTTCCTGTATCTCAGCCAGTCTTCATGGCTCATGTTGTTAGTAGATGTTAGTAATAAGTGCTGTTTCATTCGCTTACCAGAATTATATATGTGATGTAAAGTATTAGGATAACAAATATAAGCCTAAGAAGGCCCCCTAATTGCTCAATTATTGGGGGCCTTCTTTCGTTTAGCTGCGTTCTTTTTCTCGGCATCTTCGCGTTTTTGGAGTAGGGACATTGTGCCCGCTGCAACCTTGTCCGCTTTATCCTTACTCTTTTGGTTACGTTGAATTTTGCGGGTCTGTTGTTCTTCCTCCTTTTCCGCTGCTGCCTCAGAAATGACGTTTTGCGCTATGTCGTTAGCGAATTCCGGCATAACGTCTATGAACGAAGACGCTGCATTTTGGCCGCCGTAATCCGCCGCCTCGTCTGTTGATATGGCATTCATCATGTCCGGAGAAATTGGGGTGTTCTTAAACAGCTTACGGATGGCCGTTTTCATTCCCATTTCATCAAACTTTTTTGTCCAGATAGTATGGGACTTGCTACCGGTTGCTTTCCCTATTAGGGTTTCGTCCCTCACTTTTTCCACTGCTTTACGGGTCAGAACCTTAAAGTTTTTTCGCCCGTCTGGCAAATACACGATGGCATAAAAATGGGTTATTCTGTTTATGTCATCCAGGCCCACCGGTTTGTGTTCCAATTTCTTATTCAATCCCAGGTCATAATCGAAGTAATCCCCGTCGTTTTCATTAGCCGCGTACACTACTTCAGTTTCTACGTCCGCAATCTGACCGGAACGTTTTGCCAGTGTTATAAGGCCCTTATAACCTATGATGTATGTACATTCCTTAACCTTTGACCGGTTATATTCAAAGCTCAGATAGGCCTGCCCTGTTACGTCGTCAGGGATCAAACCATATTGCGCCAACTTAAACGCACACCCCAACAGACTGTATTTAGTACACTCCATCAGGTCCGGATTTTTTAGAACATACATCAGGAATGAAGAAATAAAGGCATCCGGACGGATGTACTGAGGCAGCAATTTTGATATTTGCACGCGGTAGCTATTCAACAGGTTTGTTATTTCCTCCTTACCCTTATTAAACTTGCTGATCCTTTCGTTTTGCTCGTTTTGGGATGCCACGATCTTTTTTTCTGTACTCATGGATTTATTGTTAATGGTTAAAAATTAATTCGCTTCTGGTAAGTCGCTCCGCATTGATTGAAGTTGACGGGCTTGCTGTTTTTCTGCATCTAACCGCGTCATAAAGTAATTGGTAATAGCCCCTACCAGTTCCGGCTGGTTTACATGTCCATGCTTTAGCGCCTTGTTGATTACCGGCACACTATACCCCAGGGCAACGGCCATATCTTTAACGTCGGATCTCCTGGTGCACTGTTTCCACTGTGCAAATAATTCGTCTGAAATGGTCTGTTTAGGCGGTTCGTGTTTCTGTCTGGTTTTACTCATATTGGTTTGTTTGATGCGAAAATAAACATTTCTGAAACAAAACAGAAACTTTTATGAAAATAAAAAGGCCCGAACTTATTAAAGTACGGGCCTGATGGCTAAAAACGATATCAACAAGAAGGACGGGCAAAGAACGTGGGAGACTATTAAGACCGAAGTAACCCCCAACAACGGCACCGACTTAACAAAGGTATAAAAAAATACCAGCGCTCCCACGCTGGTATTTATGACAGATAAAATTTAGCTAGTCTACAGTAAGCCGAAACCGAAAACAAAAATAAAAAAAGCCTGGGAATTTACGCCCAGGCTTTCAGCTATGCAATTTTATACGCATTACGTCCCTGGTGCAAATATAATTCAGTTATGCCGGGTATGGGAAAAAATTATTCTCCCATGCACTTCCCAATACATCAGTTATGTACTGTTTATTTTGGATAAGCAGTCCAGTAGCACGATGCAGACTATCAACGCCAGCTCCCACCATGATGGCAGTAATTAAAAAGTTAATTTCTACTGTATTGGTGGCATGGTCCCCGTTCATGTTCCGGTGATTGAATGAGATAATACAACTAAGTTCCACGCCATCAACATGAATGCGCGCGGCTATTTGCCTGTCGTCTATTACCTCTGTCTTTTCTATAAACATTTGCTTATTAATGAAAAACAGCATATGCTATAATTTTTCGGTTAATTGATCCTGTGCATTCACCAGAACGGACAATTTGCTATCAAGCGCTTTCATATCGTTATCAATCCAAGATTTACGTTCTTTCAGGGTGTTAATCTGTGCATCCCGTTCACTTTCTATGAGCGTCTGAGTAATAGAAATAGCACGGTTTTGCAGTGAAGGCGGTAGCCCTGAAAGGCCAGTAAACATGCGGTAAATTATACCCAAAATACTCGCATCACCTGTCAACCCACTTGACCTGCCATCAATATTACCGGCTGATGTATTACAGCCATCCATTCTGCGTTCTTCAGCCCTCTTTTGTTCCTGCAGGTACTTGTCCACCCATTCATGAAACTTTTTATCTGCCAGGGCATTTGCGTAGTTTTCCAGTCCTTCCGGTACTGGTTCCTGTCCGTCCTTCCATGCGTATGCCTTGTATCCTGCTGCCTTTAATTTTGCCAGTATTGCTGGTACGTTCAATTTTGCCATAATGTTTTTACCGGTATCCGACCGGTGGCGGTTTTACCAATGTTTAATATTAAATACTCTGATGTAGTCCCGTCGAAGGTTTAACCAAATATCAACGTAATATGTCCTACTGCTATACTCTAAAGCGTGACGCGCCACCCTGTCCGCGAAGTCCTTAACAGCGATATCCTTTGTATCCTTGTCAAACAGCCTGGCTATTTCTTGACGGTACATGTATACGAATTCCTCCCGTTCATGCCTTCGCTCCCTGGTGCTGTACTGTCTCATGTATAACTGGTGCTTTGCGTGTCATTTATGCGGTGGTGATCAACGTACTTTAATGACTGGATCACATACGTTTTGCCATTGCTGGTGTGCTTATACCCCTTTACCTCAACGGTTACCGCCAATTTATCCCCGGTTTTGATCTTGAATTGATCCACCTTGTTAGCGTCCCCCTGTTGAAATTCGATAGGCCAAACGTTTTTACGATCCCCGGCAAGTTCCCGCAGCCAGATAATTCGCTTTTCGAAAGCTCCGCGTATCTCTGCCGGGAACACCTCTTCTACGAACCCGGACAAAATTGCTTTACTCATAATTTTGGTAGTTTGTTAAGGATCGCGCGCGCTTCCTGTACCTGGTATTGTGGCGCTTGCGTTCCTAATAGTTGGAAAATCTTGTGAATATCTGCGCGGATAGGTAGTAACTGCACCACTTCCTCCAGTGCTGCTGCCCGCACCTGTTCCATTGAGATAGTAAATACCCGCTCTTCAATTGTAACCCACTTATTAAAAACAAGGTGGCTACGTTCTGGACGGGTGATCTTTGCGAAATCACCCGTATGTTGCCCAGTCGTACGAAGAAAGATATAAAAGTCAATTGCTGACTTATGCCCGCTTGCCTCTTCTATTTGGTTTAATAGTTTCATCAGTATGGGCGTATTTTAATAGTTCCATTATTCAGGTCCTCTGCCAGCCTTTCCACCGCTTCCAGTTCATACAGCGGCAACCAATATGCGCGTAGATGGTTAATAAATTCGCTGCCTACAATTCCACCGTTACCGTTCCATCTACAGGAAAGCAGGTTTAACGCGGTTGTCCTCTGCCTGCGTTGTCCTCCATTCTCAGGATATACATGTAACAATTCCGGGTACTGTCCAAGTGGTTCGTCCACGTCGTATTCTTCATCTTCACGGGCACCCAGCAACCGGGAATTTTCATGATCGTTTATTGATCTAAATAGAGATACCAGGTGTTCATCTAACATGGCGGCGGCCTGTCGTTTTACTGCTTCAATCAGCATAGAAACCGCCTCACCTTCTGAACGGTATTCCGGACCCTTTACCACCGTGTCCCGTGAAAAACTGAAATTAACTGCTTTCATAGCGTATGTTATTTAGTGAAAATTGCAATTAGTGAAATAATGAACGCCACCAGTACCCCCCACTTTAACCATGGTAGTGGGATATCTTCGTTGTCCAGTAGTACGTCTATAATCTTTTTCATGATGTGGCTTTAAAAAGCCCCCGCATAACGGGGGCTGTGGTCAATGGTTAGTTATTGTTATGAAAAAAGCATACTGTTTATAATTGATCAGCAAAATACTGATCCGATTCGCCGCCGCCTGGGATATAATCGTCTTCACTATCCTGGTACTCTTCCACCTCTTCGTGTGTCTCATACCAGATATCCACCTTACAGGGGTAGAACTCCCCCTTTACTCCCCTTACTATCATGTCCTGGGTTGTTAATACATAGCTGTGCCCTTCCAGGGTCTTAATTCTCCAACCTTCTGGGCTTTTAAATAGTGCGCCATTTGTCCAGGAAATTACCTCCTGTGTTGGGTTGCCATCAAACTGGATTGCATGTACTACGACGGGCTTTTTTCTGAATTGTTTCATTTTTATTTCTGTTTTGTTATACCAAAGATAATACTTTCTGAAATAAAAAAGAAATCTTTCTGAAACTTTTTATAAATAAAAATGCGCCGGGTTGAGCAACCCCGACGCATTCGACTGGTAAACGAACGTAAGCAATTCCCGCTAATATACTACAATACTACGTACTGATTATCCTCAATAAACCGCTTTTTATCGTACAAGGCCTTCAGCTGTGCCACAGTCTTACCAAATGTCTTTTCAAAGTGCGGATAATCTTTAAAGCCCTCCCAATCTCCGCCCCAGGACCAGCCATGTGCCTTAAATATCTTTACGCACTCCATCCAGTCCGCCACGCGGTCCCCGTCGAAGTCTTTAACCATGTCGTAACTGGCTTCCTTCCCGTCAATGATCAGCACTATATCAATAGCCAGCCCATAGTTATGGTAACTGCTTCCCCCCTTCGCGTTGGTTACCTTTTTTCCCGGCTTGGTGCGGCCAATGGCATATAATGCGTCCTGTTCTACTATGGTCCGTAATGTCTGAGCAAAACGAACCTGTGCGCGCCCTGTCAGCGCCTGTGTGATCTCCGTATAAACAGACATTGCATCCGCCCTTACGGCTGGATGCAATCTCTGTATACGTTCCACGGTAATGTTATCCAT